GGAGGTCACCTATTACTAAAATCCTACGCTCCTTTCGGGTTAGGTTATTCCAAGCATCCAGCATTTGACCTTTTATGCGTGGTCGAAAGTCGCTCATTGTGCCTGAACTACGTCCGCAAACTCAGGATCGAGCGAACGAATTTGCCTAAGTATCTCCGCCCACTTAATCTTCGCTTCAAAGAGTTCTATTTCTGTCGAATCAGTTCCTAAACTGGCTTGAATTGAAGCGTTCTTTTTCAGTAGCTTGTCGATTGCTTCTCTCGTAATTGGGTTCTCGTTGTAAATCATTTCTGTATAATGTTTCGACCAATGCCAACACCGATAAAGTGTTGACCGTTAAAGCCGTAGTTTGCGCTAAGGTAGGTCTTTTTAATTGACCCGTGCAAACCAATCCCGAACATCGGGACATACTGGCTTTGAAAATCAGAAATCAAGCCGACGTTACCGTGAACTCCGAGTGCAAATTTTGCACCTACCACTTTAGGCGTGTAATCAATGCTAAGATTTTCGGTGATGTTCTGGTAATTCTGCCACCTTACCCGGACATCATTGACCGTAGTGTCATAGCAGTTGACCTCTGACAGCCATGCTTCGACTATCTTGACCGTATCCACCTTTAACAATGTGTCTAAACGAGTAACTATCTTTTCCGAATATATGGTATCGTGTCGCGTTACTATTTGCTTAGAAACAAACCTGACCGTATCAGTTCTCCAACGGTCAACGTATTTGGTTGTATGGATTGGTTTCTCGATGGTTACGGTTTGAATTTCACCGCTTCCGCAACCTTGCCAAGACACAAGAACGCCCAGCAAGAAAGCTAAAATGTAAGGTGTGTAGACCTTTGCTAAATGTATCGTGATGTCCCTTCCCACAGTTCTATTTCTGCTTCTCTCCTTCTAACTAATCCTTTCAGAACCTTGCCGCCTCCTTTGTTCCATCGCCTGAACTGCTCAGGTATTCTTGGAAACTCAGGGTTTGAATTAAGCCAAGCCAATAAAGTAGAGTTTGAAAAGTTGCCGATGCCTACGTTGTAAGTGAATGAGATTAGAGCGGCTAATTTATGAGCTGGAAGTTTGACCTCGACTACGTTCTTGACTTGCTTCTCTACTGATTTAATTGTATCGAGCAGCATCTTCTCAGCTTCCTTCTGGTCAATCTCAGGGTCGTCCATAGTTACCCGTTCTCCATTTGCGTACATGGTATTACCGTAGCCGATGGTTGGAATGTTTGCCGGGCACAGATAAGGCTTTGAAGAGTAACCCTCAAACTCCTTTATCACTTCTGCGGCTAACTTTGCCGCGCTTGGTCGTGTCTTTTTGGTCACAGTTTCCATCTTTGCAGTTACATTCTCTTGGTGCAATAGCGCACCATTTTACATTTTGCAACGGTTCTCTTTAAGTTCGCCTCGCATCTCAACCAACGCCTTAGTGTTTTCGGAAATGACCTCGCTGAACTTCTCTACGTGCTTGTCATTTGCAACTTGCCAATCCTTCCTTTCTTCTCGGTGGATGTCGGTTAGCTTGTTCAAGTAGTAAACCAAAACAGCAAGGAAGATTCCTGCAATTCCGTAGTTCGAAAGTGATTCGATAATAGCATCCATCCGTTATGGCTCTTCAGTTTCTGGCACTTCCAAAATCACATAGCTTATGCCGCGCTCGGTCATGTGTTCTTGCCATCCATCAGGCAACATCCAGCCGTTGTGCGTTTCGTCTACGTAAGGTGATGGTATATCCCAAGCTCCCCAACTTGCTTGTTCAGGAATCCAATCGAATTGCTCGAAAAAAAGAATCTTATACATTTCTTGCGATTTGAGTTTGTAGCCAAATTACCGCTTCTGTAAGTGTAATTAAAGAAAGTTCTGCCAAGTGTTGTGAATTAATCAAACATGAAACGCTGCCGTCGTAGTTACGTCCAGCAGTTCCATTTTGGTTTCCAGCCATACCGTAATATACATTTGAAGATGCAATTGCACTTGTGTTTGCTTCAACAGCGTTTATTTTTTCATTATGTACGCTTAATTGATAATCTGCATTGTTCCTATCTGCTGTGAAGAAACCTGTTTTTAAATTGGTTTCGCTGATAAGTATTGATGTGTCTGAGTTAACACAACTTTTGACAGCGGTTGCAGCTTGGTCAATTGAAGTTGTTGATGCGTTTGGGCTACCTGTGTTAGTGCCGTCTGACGCACCGATTGAAGTTTTATTTTGCGAATATGTTCTTATATACGCGTGAACAGATGCATCATCCTGCCCGTAGTCATCAGGTGCGTTATTCATTATCATGTACTTACCAGCACCGCCCGTAAGCCCATTAACCGTTGCGTCACCCGCTACGAATCCGACCATCGTGGCGTTTCGCGTTGGGTCAATGGCGTTGATTGAATAACCTGAAATGCTTGCATTGCTTACATCGTCAGGCATCATCGGGTAAAGTTCAGCATTGGCTGCCAATAACTGCGAAAAGACATTTTCGTTATAGGTCGTGTTAATGCCTTTCAAGCGTATAAAAAAGCCCAATGTATTGGCTTCCATCGTTGCGTCCATTGTGCCGCCTGTGGCTGTATTGTGAGCCGCTATGAAAGCATCTGCATCCACATCGCCCGTAGTTGTTCCTGTGGCACTTCCCGAACCTTCAGAACTTCCGTCAGTAGCTGTTACCGTAACCGTGAACGCATCATATTTAGAAACAGCCCAAGCATAAGTGTTGCCAACTTGCGTGACCGTTTCAAAACTGCCATCTTGTTGTGGCAGATAGAACGTGTAAGATGTTGGCGTTATACCTGTGGCTGTTGCCGTGATTGTAACGGACTGCCCTAACTTCGGTGTATCGTCATCCAATACAACGGCAACGGATGCACCGCCTCCAGCTCCACCGCCCGATGGTCGTGTTAAAATTGATGGCATCTCTATTGATTATAAATGATAACGCTTCCGCTTGACATGGTGATGGCTGTGATAGCATCGCCTGAAGGAACTACGATGTACGCGCCAGCTTTTACCGTTGCGCCAGTCAACCCGAAGGTAGCAAGGGCATCAACGCCATCCACTTCAAATGTAGTGAAGACGGTATCTTCTTGCGCTATGATTGCGTAGCCTTTTAAACTCGTCAACGCTCCCGTTCCTGTGAGCAGTTTGCAGCCGCGTGTTCCGATTAGTTTCTGTGATTCAGTCATTTTAGTTAGGTATTTGACACTTGTTGTAGTCGTATGGTTGTGTTATTGAAAGAACGCAAGAATGCCCGCTCACCTTGTCGTCAAATCGCTCGGTAAATGGCTCAAGTGTTACGCTCGTCTGTATGCTTAAGTCTGTCGTGTGAAGCTGCCTAAAGTAAGCCACGAAGTCAAGTAAAACTTGGATTGTATCGCTCATTACTTCCTGTTCGTTCTCCTCGCCCGGTAAGACCCTGTCCATTGCTAAAAGTCGGATATTGTAGGTCAAAGTCCTTTCACTTAGCACAACGCTCTCTTCAATCGCCCACAGAACTAAATAATCAAGCTCCTTTGGGTTTATCTCCCAAACGTCCCCCTGACCGTACTGCCTCACCTGAAGGTGATCGTTCGCCTGAGTTTCGATTATGGTTAGTATTTCGTTGAGCGTGTACATATGCTTTTAGCTTCGCTTGATTCTTTCTACTTGCGTTTGTACTCATATTTATCTTCCAATGAAATAAACTTCGGTCTGCGTCCTAAGAACATTCCTGTCGTGTAGGTTCTCGTGTCAGGTTGGATAGTATCAAGACCATCGTCAGGGTTGGCATAAGCTGGGTAATCAGATTCGTTTTCCAGCAAGAAAGTAACGAGCCTCTCGGTATACCATTCTGCCTTATCCTTGTACCTCTTTGAGATGAAGTTGATTTCATCAAGCGAAGCGTTTGAACTGTTCTCAGAACTCTGTTGGTGTAGCCCTTTGTTCAGGAACTTGTAGCTTATCGCGGTCGGTGCTTCGGCTTGCACCCAATACAACAAAGACGGCTGAATGTAATCCTCCAAAAGTGTAAGATTAGCAGCCGTTAACGTGGAGTTCGTTATCTG